AAGGGAGGGGTCGTAGGGGAACCGTAGGTTCCCTACAGGGAGGGGGTCATAGGGGGAACCGTAGGTTCCCTATTGTGTAAATCTAAGCGTTAGATATATAGGTGTATAGATATATAGGAAAAATGGCTACATCTTTAGAACTAAAAAAGTTTGATATGCGACATATTACTTTTAAGCCCGATGAAAATAAGGGTCCTGTTATTGTTATGATTGGACGTCGTGATACGGGTAAATCTTATTTAGTAAGAGACCTTCTTTTTCATCATCAGGATATTCCTATAGGTACGGTTATTTCAGGAACAGAAGCAGGAAATGGTTTCTATGCAAGTCATGTTCCAAAGCTATTTATTCATGATGAATACAACACTGTTCTTATTGAAAACGTTTTAAGAAGACAAAAAATTGTCTTGAAACAAATGACCAAAGAAATGGAAACCTATAAGAGAACCACGATTGACCCCCGTGCATTCGTTATTTTAGATGATTGTCTTTATGACCAAAGTTGGACTCGTGATAAAATGATGCGTTTATTGTTTATGAACGGAAGACATTGGAAGGTAATGTTGATCATAACTATGCAGTACCCGCTCGGAATACCGCCGAATTTAAGAACAAATATAGATTATGTGTTCATATTACGAGAGCCATATTCAACAAATCGCAAAAGAATCTGGGAAAACTACGCATCTATGTTTCCTACTTTTGAGTCATTCAACTCTGTAATGGACCAGACGACAGAGAACTATGAGTGTCTCGTCATAAATAACAACAGTAAGTCAAACAAACTGAACGACCAAATCTTCTGGTATAAAGCAGAACAACGACCGGACTTCAAGTTAGGAAGTAAAGAATTCTGGGAAATATCAAAAGGAATGGGTGATGATGACGAGGAAGAACAGTATGACCCGAGTAAATCAAAGAAGAAAAATGCTGGACCGCAGATAAGTGTCAAAAAAACTAAGTGGTAATCAAAATAATCATAATTATAGGTTCCATTTTTGCTCTCGCAACCGCAAGAGCAAACAAATCGCTTTTGAATGCAGTGCTGATTATAAGTATTTAAAGGGTGTCCATAGTATGGACGCCCTTTATAAGTAATAACTATTATTAATATATATATTAAAAACAATATAAAGAAAGGTTGTCTTATATACATATACAACCTTAAAATGGAAGTAGTAAAGGCATTTAACTCAAACAATCTACACACCGAAATAGTTATAAAAGGTACCTATGAAGAACCATTATTTCGTGCAAGTGATATTGGTGAAGTTCTTGAAATGGGAAATATAAGAACAACGATTCAAAACTTCAATGAATCAGAAAAGGTAGTTCAGACAATACCTACAACAGGTGGTTCACAAGAAGTGTCGTTTCTTACAGAAAAAGGATTATATAAAGTTTTATTTAAATCAAGAAAACCTATAGCAGAACAATTTCAAAATTGGGTTTGTGAGGTTATTAAAGATATTCGTTTAACAGGGAAATATGAACTAGAAAAACAGTTAAAAGATAAAGAAAAAGAAATTGAAGAACAGAAAAAACAAGTAGAAGAAAAAGAAAAATTATTAGAAGATAAAAATAACGAAAAAAATGTATTATTAACAGAAAACGAAATGTTAAAAAACACAACCACAAAAGACCCAATTATTTATATTTATCAAACAGATACCAGAAAAGGCGAAAAATATTTCCTGAAAATAGGAAGCACAGAAAATTTCAATCAACGAGCAAAACCATTTAATCAGGTTAACCCATTTGGTAGAATGGTTTATTCTGTCAAGATACCCAAATATAATCTAAAAACCATTGAATTTTTTATTCACGAAATAATGAGGAAGTATCAAGTAAAGCAAGAAATATTTGATATAGACGTTGATAACGCCAAATACATCATCTCCAAACTCGTAAATCTTTTAAATGTATGCGAGATGCAAGACCAACGTGAACAATTATTAAAATTGACAAAGGTTGTTGAATATGAAATGAATGTTTTGAATGATGTTGAAAATATTCAAATTTCAAAAAGAGAAATGTCAACTCAAACAGATTTTGAAGAACCAGAAAACATTATATTAGCAAGACCAACATCAACCTCAACAATCACAATTGATAAAAACGAACAAACCTTTATTGATTTCATAAATAATCATTGTATTGTAGAACCTACTGCAGAGGTATCTACTGTAGATATACAAGGTTTATATAGGATTGTTTATAAAAACGCAGAAAAAGAAATATATCATGCGTTTATGGAATTTTTGAAGAAAAAGTTTTTATATGCAAGACTTCATACACAAAATAAAAATGAAAATATCAATGGGTTTCGTGGAGTAAAACTGAAAGAAATTGTATATACACAAACATCATTACCAACAGACGAAGAAATTTTCGTGTTTAATTGTTGTAAATTTCATCCAGGTGCAAAAGTTCTAATGGTTGATTTGTTTGAAGAGTATAAAAACTGGAAAATGAAATTAAAAAAAGAAATCAACGAAGAAGAAGACAAGAAGAAGTTAAGAGGTTTTTTGAATAAAACAAATTATGTTTTCTTTTCCACAATATGGCACAATGGTGGGTCTGGGCAAGGGTTTTACGGTTTATTATTGAATAAACAACAAATCGTATATGAAAGAGTGGTAAGTTCTACAGCAAAAACGATAGAAAAGCGAGATTACATTACAGATAATGTATTGAATACATGGAATACGATTAAAAAGGCATCTACAGAAGAAGGATTTTCTGCGGCAAAAATGAGTAGGGCGGTAAAAAATAAAATCATATTTGATAATAAACATTACTATTGTGAACAAGGTGTATAAATATTACTACTGTAAGTTATAATGTAATGATAATCTATAATGAGTAAAAGAAGAACATATAAAGTCCCAACTGGTTATAAAGTAACAGATGACCTAGATTTAGAAGAGGAATTTGAAAAACTTAGACTTACTGAATTACCAGAAGCACCTACCACCCCATTAATGCCTCACGCACCTACACACGAAATTGTTTTGAATCCACGAGTAAAATTAACCAGAGAACAAGAAAATACAAGAGCAATTTTAGAAGAGATAGAAAGACAAAGACGATTAGACCAACGTCTTAGAGAAATCAGAAGAAGAACCGAGAGGGGAGGTGGAAGAAAAAAACAAAAAAGAAATAGAACAAAAAGAAACCGAAAAACAAAAAGAAAGAAAACGTAAAAAAATTACTATTATTACAACTAATACAAAAACTACAACTACATAACTATAACTACATAATTCAATTCTTGATAGCGAGTGCGGTGGTGGCGGTGGGTGTTGTGCTAAAAAACATATTGCTTGGTCCTCTAAATTCTCCTGCCTTCGTGATTTTTTTCTTTTCTTCAGGTTTTAATTTCTGTGTATCGGTTCCAGTGGAAGCATTTGATCCAGTATTCACATAACGCGATGGGTCATAAATAATGAGGCGAATCATCGTGTTCAAATCGGCAATGGTGTTCTCGTGTAATCCATTAATATTTCCGGCAAACTTAGCAGGGTCTAATGCAACAATGATTGCAATTAAATCCGCCTTAGTAAAAGGGGCACCTTCTCTGTCCAATTGTTTCTTGGTGGTTTCCAAGAGTGCAGTCTTTGCATTCATCTCGGCCAAAACCATAACCCCATCATCATTGTTTGTAGAGTTTTTGATTCTTTGAACAGCGTCGTTTTGTAATTGAGTTTCAATGGCACTGATTTCGTTTTTACGAAAGGAGATGAAATTCATGCGGTTTCCTTTGACTGTCTCTCTTTCCTCTTTGGTGCGACGAGTTTGCTTTGTTCCTTGTGTGTTTCCCATTTTTCGTATAGTGCTTGTTATTATATTATTACTTTGTGTTTTGTACAATAAATAGATTGCGTCAAAAGTATTTCAATTTTATACACCATAATTTCATTTATCTTTGAAATAATCGGTTTTCATATTTGTCACTAAGAACTTTTCTAAATAATCTTCCATAAAAACCTCTTTCAGGTTCTCGTGTTTTTTATAAAAAACATAAGAGTCGTCTACTTTCTTTACAGTCCACCCCTTTTCCAATGCATTGTTAATAAAAACCATTTTTTGAAATTTAGGTTTATCAATTTTCATGTTATCAGGGATTTCTAAATTAATTACTGAAGAGGACATTTGCTATATAATTTCCTGAATTTATATTTTTTATTAAACAACGAATATGATAATATAGAAATTAGAATCTATATTCTCATAATAACAAAAAACCACAAAAATGAATAGTCAAAACAAAAAGATAAATAAGCCGTCTAATACACTTGACGAGGTTCATACAGAAATGATAAATAAGTTCAATGAAAATGAGAACATAGTCATACCATCTTTGATAGATGAAAAAAGGAAACTGAATCGTATTTTGAAAAATCTCCAAGAAGGGAATCATATTGAAAAGAGATTGGATACACAAGACAAAATACAGGCAATTAATGAACAAATAAAGAAAATGCGAAGAGAGAAGAAGGAATATTTATTAAATAATTCAGAGTATATTTTCAATTATTTTGAAGAGAAAAAGAAAATAGGTAGCGGCGAGAACAACCAGAATGTAAATAAATTAAACACATTTTTCAAGATAAAGGACACAGTTGAAAATCCCCAGGTTCTAGAGAACGAGAAGAACAAATCAATGCAATACCAAGATTATTGGTATAATGTTAAAAAAGAAATACCGAATATACAGGACTATGTGGTTCCATCAGATGTATGTTATTTTTGTCATCAAGGCGAATTGATACCACAAGAAGATGAGGGAATATTAATATGCAATAACAATAATTGTGGGAAATTCATATCCTTTATTGTTGATAGTAACAAACCATCTAATAAAGAACCTCCGAATGAGGTATCTTACACTGCATATATTAGATTGAATCATTTCAAAGAGATTTTATCCCAATTTCAGGCGAAAGAAACCACGCAAATACCAGAGGAAGTAATTAGTGCAATCCGTAATCGTATTAAGAAGGAGAGAATTAAGGATTTGAAACAATTGAATTATGATAAGATGAGGGAGATTTTGAGGAAATTGGGTTTGAATAAATACTTTGAACATATCCAATACATTAATTCTATTTTTGGTATTAAACCGCCTATAATGAGCGAGGAATTACATGAAACATTATGTGTTCTCTTTATTGAGATACAGAAACCATGGTCAATAAATTGCCCGGCAAACAGAACCAATTTTTTCAACTATACATATACACTTTATCAATTATGTGTTCTGTTGGACCAGACACAATATTTGCCTTATATTCCTTTGTTGAAAGACCGAACCAAACAACTAGAACAAGATTTTATATGGAAAAAGGTTTGTGATGATTTGGGGTGGCAATTTTTCCCAACAATATAGGGGAACCAATGGTTCGTGGGCGCTTCGCGCCCACGCGTCCTAAGGACGCGGAGACCCTATGACCCCCTCCTTCAATGAGTAGGTTATTGTGTTTAGCCGTTGAAACCTCCAGAACGCGGGTGGAGGTTAGACATTGTAAAAATAATAAACAATATTTATTATTTTTAGTTAGGTTGGGAATAAAACACTTTTTTGTCGCCTACAACGTAGATGGTTTCTTTAATGTGGTTCTGTTGGTTTTAGATTTTGTTTTAGGTTTCAAAGATAGCGTTTTACGACGGGTTAAATATTTTCGTTTGCTTGGTGATGAAGCCGAAATAGGTTCTATTTTATAAACATCATAATTGGATCTCGCTTGACAATGGTTTGCACTTACCCAATTACCTATATGATATGCAGCATTATGACTTATAGTATGAGTGAATTTTTTTTTAGGAAAAATATAAAACAGCTTTTCTGTGCTATCAGCAGAATGAACTAATTCTTCATAACGAACTAATACTTTGAAGCCCAAATCACCAAGTGCAATAGCAACATATTTTTCATCTGCGTCAAAGTGTATTTTTTTATCATTAGTACCGCGTATGAAATCACCATTGCATTCATAAAACCATTCTGCAGAATCATTACGATATTGATTAAATTCCGGAATTGTTAAAACAAATGCCTTTTTATGGGGGGTAATAAAAACCTTGCTATTTTCTTCAATAGGTGCCATATTTTTCAATATATCTTTAATAGGTAAATTTTCTAGTTCAACAACGTTATATGCAACTGGGTTGTTCAATTGTTTCATAGCAGTTAATTTTTGACTGAATGATTTTTCATTAAACAGTTTGCGATTGTAAAATGAACCTTCGTCATAATCTAAAACTAATTTATAAAAATCCACTGTTCCTAGTCGGTGAAGTACCTCTTCGTCTTCGTTAAGTTCCATATAATCATCTATATTTTCTCCTACTGCTAACTTAAGCAATTTGGTAAATAATTCAGTGGGACCATGACCATGAAATCTTGAAAGGCATAAAAAACAGAATAAGCCAAAATCCAATTCATATTTTAAATCTAACATTTTTTCCCAACCAAACGACATCATTGTTTTCTTAAAAACGCCGATATCATCTAATGTAGTTAAGCTAGTAATCAGACGAATTCGGTTTTCATATCTAAGATTGTAATCATAACGATACCCAAAGTAAATCAATTCTTCTATACCTGTAAGAATTTTTTTAACAACCCATTCTTTTTCATTTGAAATAGTTTTTTTGCCACTAAAAGACTTTGATGAAAACAGATAATTTATATTTTTCAAAGAATTTGGTAATTGAAAATTAATTTCAAAGCCACGTTTTTTGTATTTTTTAATACGTTTATAAATAAAATAATTTCCGTTTAATAAGGAAGGAATATAATCCTGGCGTAAATAACAATTCATATTGTCTGTGATATTTTCAGTAGATTTTACTTCTACTCCATTATACCAAGTTTCACTGCATGTTAAATCAAAATTTTGCACCACACTCTCTGTTAATATTTTATCGGCAACTACCATAATATCAAATGAATCAATATTAAAAAAATCATTTATTCTTGTAACACGTAATGGTAACGTAATAACCCACATAATTTTGTTTTTTCTTAAAAATGAATCGTCGTAAGCACACGCAAAAACGTGTCTTCGGAAGATTGGGTATCCGTTGGCTATTTCAAGAGGGTTATAGTATTCAGGTGGGTTCAAAGAAGGGGTTAAAAAATCAAAGAATTTTTTTACATTTTTAAAAGGGATGTAAATATCTAAATCACTTGATTTGAATGTTTTTTTGGAGTAAGCAGACAATACAAAACCTCCTGCAACACACGCATCGCATTCGTGGATTATTTTACGAAAACGCTCAATAAAATCTTGTATTTTTGTTTCTGTATCCGTATTTAATTCTTCTCTTATATTAGATTCAAGCGCCTGTTTAAATTTCTTCTCAAATGGGGCAATCGGGTGTTTATAAACCATTTTTCTATATATTGTATTTATATTTACAATTATAATCTAAATACAATGAAATATTTGTTTCCTAAATGGAGAGTGAAAGTAGAGAATTATCTATTGAACCATAGGTTCTCTACTTACATAGGGAAACGAACAAGGTTCAAGCCCAAACCAAGACCGGCACCCTGTCTCATGGCGTCGCCAATAGAAGGAACGAATGTGTCAAGAACAGCAAAACTGGCGGCACCGGTGAGAGAAATAACCACAATCTCCTCAAGGTTCAAAGCCTTGCGGGGGACAAGAAGGGAAATAATAGCAATTACAAGACCCATAACAAGATACTTAATAATGCGTTTAATAAGCTCATTGAAATCAAAACTGTATGCCATTCTTTATTATATATATTATAATGAAATAAAAAAATATTAATATAATAAAAAAAGGATATAAACATCAAACACATACTATTCTATAATTCCTAAAATGTCAAATTTTGAAAGAAAGACTTTGCCGAATGGGTCCCCTAACCCTAAATATATTGACTTATGTGACGAGGACGCCGCTATTTCGGGACAAAAATTTGTATGTATGTCGTTTGTATCGCCCGATAAAATACTAAAAAAAAGAGAGACTTTTTTGTTTGATAAGTTCGTTGAGTCGTGGGATTTTTCTAAATCAATGGGAAAATTTACCGATTTTCTACACTTTATTTCCTATAAATATCAATTGAATTTTGATGACATCAGCAAGGATTACCAAGATTTCCTAAAAGAGGAGGAATCCAAACTTAAATCGGTGAGTGTTGAGGATGATTACAAGAACTTTTTGGACAAAAACGAGGATAAACTAAACGAGGCCTTTAACAGAGAGCATTCTTTCCAGACATCGGTGAGAGGTTTGAAGGTTCGTGGTGTGTTTTCTACACAAGAAGAGGCAGAACTCAAATGTAAGAAGTTGCGTGAGGGTGACCCTAATCACGACATCTATGTTGGACCAGTTGGTGTCTGGATTCCTTGGGACCCCGATGCGTATAAGACCGGCAAGATTGAATTTATGGAAGATGAGCTAAATCAACTACATCAAGAGAAACTTAAGAATGAGGAGAAGGCTAAACAGGCGTTTGAGACACGTGTCAAAGAGGCCAAGAAGAAGGCGATTGAAGAGAACATTAAATTGGCCGAGGTGACGGGTAATAAATTAACTCAGACGATTGATGAAGATGGTAATCTAATTGGGGTTAAGGAACGTATTAATTTTGACGAAAGAGAGGTCGCTGATGAAGACACTGCTGCTGATATTCGTAACGAACTGTTCAAAAAATCTTCAAAAAAAGAAGATTAGAAATAACAACAAAGAAATAGAAAAACGATAAATAATATAAAAAATATTTTTATATTATTGTATTATGGTATTTTTACTTGGTTTGAATGAAAGTGAAAAAGAATATCAAGACTTGATAAACAGTGATACTTTTTTTTCAAAAAACAAAAAAAATATATTATGGATAAATAAAGTGGTTAATCCAAAAAACAATAAAAAATACAACATTTATAAAAAATCGTTAACCTGTGTAACAGAAGTAAAAAATGTTTATCATGGTTCAAACAAAGACTCTTATAATAATATTTTACAAAATGGGTTTAATTGTTTATATAATAGAACATCTGCTTATGGTAAAGGTTCATATTTTGCTAAAAATCCCGATTTAAGTTATAATAATTTTTCAAAGATAGATTATGAACAAAATAAATATTTAATAGTTGTTGATATTTGTTTTGAAAAAATTAAATTAGGCACGCAAAATGACATTTCAAACGAAAAAAATCTTTGTTTTACGAACAGTGAATATTTACCCACTATATACGTTATACCAAACGATGATGCAATTTGTTTGAAATATCTTATATGTATGAATGAAGAAATCGCAAATCACTGGTAATTATTATTTACAAATAATTGTTCATTATTGAATGGTGAATAAGTAACTATATTTTGCATATTTACAAATAACTCTTCATCGCCAATATTATCAATTCCTTCTTCAACTTTAGCTTCATTATCAGCTACATCTTCAATGTTGTTTTCAGCTTCTGCTTCATAATTCTCTTCATTTTCAACTTCATCTTTAATCTTGTTTTTAGGTTCTTCTTCAATGGTATCGTCGTCATCAAAGTCATTTAAAGCTTCTAAATTTGCCTTCTTGAACTCATCTGTAATATTATCTTTTTCACCAACATCTGAAAATAGTTCTTTCATCTCAATAATTGCATCCTTTTTCTTTATTTTATTTTCCATTAATTTTTTAATAATAATACCAATCTTTATTTGAACTTCTTCTTTAACAGATATACTAATTTTAATACCATCAACAAATGGTGAAAGAGAGTTTATCATTCTGTTAATTCTTCCTAAAAAACATACACCAATGGCATCATACAATTCTGTAATGAGTAATTCTTTAATATTATTTTTTTCTGGGTGACTTTCAATAATTCTCATAACCATATCAAATAATTCTTTGAATGTTAGTTGAAAAACACTATGTCGTACCCCATCATTATACCAATGATTTAAATTAGTTTTTAATTTTGAATATTTATTAAAATTAACATATTTATTCACTATTTCATTTATTACACGATTACTAATTAAATTATTAAAAAAATTAATTCTTAGTTGAGAAACAATATACGATATAGGGGAATCTGTATTAATATTCATTACTGAAAGTAATTTCTCAATAGGGTCAATAACATTATCATATTTTAATGAATCTTTTTTAATTAATTCAATTGCATCAATAATACATTTATTTATTGAAGACAAATGGACCGTTTGTGTTGAATTCAAAACGTTTTTCATATCATCAATTATAGGCGGATTTATTATCATAGCTCCATGGTTTGGAACAAAATTATTTACAACCGGTCTTCTATTATTATACACTTTTCTATCATAGTCAGTTTTGAACATATTACCAGTATCATATATTTCAATTTTTGCGTTTGGATATAATTGTTTTACAGACGAATTCGCTTCATCTGTAATTTGAATTTTACTATCTATCATTTTAACATGTCGTATTTTATCGGTAAATGTTGGAATGACATTAATATTTGTTCTTTTTATATCTAATTCTTTCAATTCATTTGGTAGACTTTCAATAGATTCTTTTAAATAATCTACAGTTCTGATATGTGTAATATCGTTGAAAGTTAATTCTTCGTTCCATCCTTCTATTTGTAACTGCATTAAGTTGGCATCAAATAAATATGCGTTGTCAATTAATTTGTATTTATATATATTTTCATTTTTTTGAAAAAAAATCCAAGTAGGTTCTGCCATAATTTATTTTATTATTTTACTGTATAAAATAGTAAGTCTTTATATTATTTGTAAAGTAAATTATAGATATAGACTAAAGAAAAGACCCAATATGTTTTAGAACATCACTATTGAGAACAGTTTTATCTGAATGATTGTGGATAAACAGCATATAATCTTTTCTGCGTAAATATGTAATTAGTTCTGGTTCTTTTTTTGCAATATACTCCAATATTCTCATCGTTGCCGTGTATGATGCGCCACTGTGTGCATCATGATCATTACATATTTCAGTTTTTATCAAATTAACAGTAGCGTTATTATTATTCATAAAGCCCCCCTGCGGCGGTTCGTAAGTTTTCAAAAAACCCCACATATTTATTCTTTCAATAGTTTTTATTCCTGAAAAGAGATGAACTGTATTCAAAACCTGTTCCAGTGTTTCTTGGTTTATCTTAGATTTGGTATTCATTTTGTATATTATAAGTTGATGTCTTTATGTACAATCAATTTTACGAGACTTTATAATATATAAAAAAAACAATATAAAGAAACGGTGTTATAGTAGTATGTGGGGGAATCCTAATAGATGAACCTCACTAAAAGCGTAGATGTCCGAGTGGTCTAAGGAGGTGGGCTTAAGATCCACTGGAACATCGTTCCGCGTGGGTTCAAACCCCACTCTGCGCAAAAATTATTATCTTACAGCAATTACACTTTTTTTGGGATAAAAAAACAACAGATAATAGCACAAATATATGGACGTTTAGCTCAGTTGGTCAGTTAGCGTGTGGCTGTTAACCACAAGGTCGCAGGTTCAAGTCCTGCAATGTCCGTTGATATCTATTTTATTTTTATACAAAATAAAAATAAAATACTTATCCATAAAAATTGATTTGAAAATATAAATATATTATTACTATAAAATAGAAAAATATGTTAACCTCTAAAACGCGGTCTGTCCCACGTGTGGGACGGATCGCGTTTTTAAGAGGTATACCTCCACCCGATTTTCCATAAGGAAAATCGGGCACGAACGCGGGTGTTAAAACACCCGCGTTC